CCCAGCCAGTCTTTGTTTGACCGTGGCATAGATGCACTGAGAGATATAGAATTAGACAAACTGTTAGGTTCCTAATCTCTTGCTACCACAACGCAAAAAGAAAACCGGAAAGTACTTTGCCCAGAAGGTTGAGTACGATGGTGTTAAGTTTGATTCAAAGCTTGAAGCTGCTCGATACAAGATCCTCAAAGCAAGAGAGGAGGATGGTGAGATTGAGAACGTTGAGGTTCAGGTTCCTTATGAATGCGTGGTAGAAGGCAAGAAGATCTGCAAGTACATCGCAGACTTTAGATACTGGTGCAAAGATCAGTATGTGGTAGAGGACACCAAGGGTGTGCTGACTCAAGTGTTCTCGCTAAAGAAGAAACTTGTCGAAGCTTTACACCCTGGCGTCATCATCCAAATCATTAAGGATCCGAGAGAGTGGCCACCTAGAACGGTACTTGATCCTCATCCATCACATGCACATTTACGAACTCAGCATCAAACGTGTTCCGAATGTTCTGAGCAGAGCCCATCATCAGATCAGGATCAAAGTTGGTCTTAGATAGTTCTCGCAACTCAGGACTACTAAATGACTGTTTGTCAAGTCCTTTAGATACCGCATTAAAGAACACAACTATTCCAGATCGATAGGCGATCTTGTCGTCAGTGCTGTCCTCTGGGATATGCTCAGCAGGAACCAGCGCAGGCATCCATAGGTGCTCGCTACAGCCATCTTTCTGCTCTTCAATGGTAAGACTCTTGCTGAATCTATCGCACCACCAGACGGCTCCATTTGAGTCTGTGATGGGCTTTGACTTGATGCAGTTTCTACAGTTCACAGATGAGGGCAAGCGCCGTCCAAGATAAACCTCACGATACACATGCGATTCATTCTTTAATCGCCAATCCTTTTCGCTCATACCATCAGGGACTACATCACTGGTGATCAATCGATGTGCCTTTTCTTGTGCCTGTTCCCATATCGATGGGTTGTAATCAATAAGTTCAGAATAGATCTCGCTATTATTCTTATTGACTACGACAACCAAAGTTCGATTGACACCAAAGACCCCCATGTAAGAGTGGATCTGCCACTGGTATGTCTTACTCCAACCTTGATAATCCTGAAGCTTTACAAGTTCTTTGAATCGTTTATCGTTTGCGCTCTTGATCTCGAGCAAGACTATCTCTTCCAGGTTAGGTGGTATCTTTCTGACAAAGCCATCACAAGATCCAGCAAAGTGTCCGCCAAAGGCAGATGCCCTGTATTGCTTACCATCCTTATCGACTGGCGATACACCTATCACTTTGGTCGAAGTGAGGTAGTCAACCACTTGATCTTCGATGCGCTGCCCTAGATCAAACAACCTCAGCATTCTGCCTCCGAAGTCTGGCCTCAAGCACCAGTAAAAGTTCATCCAGATCTTACGCTCATCGTCATCGCCGATGATACTGAACCCCATGTGACCTCTGTTACGATCGTTCTGTTCGACGATGGCCTCGTCGATCTGTTCAAAAATTGACTCCAATGACATTCCAGTACTTACCCTCCTTCTTTAAGTTAACCTGTTTGATCTTGTCAAATACCCCAACCTCATTGATTAGCTTCACCGCTAGGTCAATGCTGTAAGGATACTTGTTTGAACCCGTCATCTTATTCCACTTGATCCGAGCCATATCTCCGGCCTTACCCTTCATGCCGATCATGAGCGCAGTGCTTTGAGGCCAGTAAACCCCATCGCATTGAAACTCTACGCTGAGATAATCGTTTCCATTCTTCGATGTCTTTTTCTTTGCTCTGACCGCAATCACATCCTCTGACCTATAGATGGGCTCGTTCTTCTCCGGCATCTCATCAGATAGGACGTAACCTTCTGCGGCAATGTCGCTGGCGGATACGGCTGTATCGTTATCGTTTTGTGGGCCTCCATCTAACACAAGAGCCCTAACAGGCTTAGGTGCCTCGCATTCTTCGCAGTTCTTAACTTCATGGTCATTAACATGGAAGCATTCACCGCACACCCATACCAGACTTCCTTGCGGAGGAGGTGGTCTTGACGGCCTAGCCTTATCAATACAACCATGGCGCTGCATGTTCTCACCGTAGTCAAGAAGCAAACAATCTTCTTTTCCAGGCCATGGGCGCATGCCTCTACCGCAGATCTGGACGTACAAACCAAGTGATTGCGTGGGTCTAAGTATCGCAATGCAGTCTGTTCTCGGAGCATCCCACCCTTCTGTGAGTACAGCTACGTTACACAAAGCGTTGATCTCGCCCTGTTCAAACTGTTTTAGGATGGCGTCTCTTTCATTCTTGGGAGTTTCAGCCGTGATAAATGCAGCAGTGATACCGGATCGGATAAGCAACATGCACATCTTCTCTGCATGAAGCACACTGACACAGAAGAATACAGTGCTGGTCCTACCCTTTGAGTATGCTTTCTCAACCCAATCATCGATGATGTTTAGGATTGTCAAATCATCCATGGCAAGGACCTCAAGGTCTGACTCTCGATAGTCGCCACCTTTAAACTTCAGTCTTGCTTTACTGGCGTCGATGACCGCTTCCTTGGCCACGGCGAATGCAGTTAACCTGCACAAGTAACCTTCTTCCATAAGCTCTGGGATGGTCACTGAGTGGGCTACGCCATCAAAGAAATCACCATCATTACCGTAGATAAACCCTTGGTTCATGCGATAGGGCGTAGCCGTAACGCCGAGGATCTTTGGACAACCTATCTCTTCAAAGTGATTGATGATCTTTCTGTACCGGCTTTTCTTTTCTTTGCCTACATGGTGGGCTTCATCGATGATGATGTAGTCTACCGGCAAGGACTTATCTAACCTGGTTTGCGAGGCGAGCGTATCTCTACTCGCGATAATAATCGGCGCGGTGTTATTAAACTTCTTAAGACTAGCAGCGAGTACACCATATGGTGCATTCGGCCAAACGTTTAGCAGTTTCTCTTCTGCCTGAGAGATTAACTCTTGGCGATGGGCGAGGATAAGAAATCTCCTCGAGGGATCTTGCTTGTAAAGCGTCTGGATTAGTGTCGCGAATACAACTGTCTTACCCGCACCAGTCGGCAGGACTATAAGAGGGTTTGTAATCTTGTTATCTAACCAACAGGTAGCTTTATCTAAAGCTTTTTTCTGGTAGTTTCTAAGTTCCATCAGTGGACTATTCCTTCTCCTTGAACTTCATTGAGTGTATTAATTGCAACCTTTTCTTTGATTGACTGTATCGATGCATCTACGCTTTCAGGATCAGCAAAGGTATAAGCATGTATGAGAGAGAACGTGCTCATGACTTCTGACACAGCCTCAAGACTGTAGCCGATATCTCTCATGATCTTTAACCATTGCTTTAAATGCTCGTAAGCATCGGACATTTCTTCGTTGTTGAATTGAATCTCAATCTGATCTACTTCATCCATGTATCTCTCCTAATAAAAGCGCCCACTTTTGGTCGTCTGGTAGGGCGGCACCAGGTGCTTGCGATCGACCTATGCGGACCAGTTATTGGTCTGCACTTGTTGGGTTGGTGCAGGTTGAGCGGCGGGAGCGGCTTGCTGCTGCTGTTGGTGCGCTACGTTCTGCGGTGGCTTGAATGAAGTGATCCTCGCTTTGTCCTTGTACATTCCACCGTTGGGGTTAGGTCTGCCAGCTTCAATCTCAGTGATTACATTGAGCGGCTTCTGCATGGCAGAGTTGACCAGCGCAGTACCGAGAGGCTGATTTGTATCAACGCCAGTGGCGCCAATAAAGCTTTTCAATCGAGCCATACCTACCTTTGATTCGCCGGTAATGGTGAAGTTTTCCCATACATGCATGTTGGCATGTGTGGGCCCAAGCACCTTGAAGTCAAACGCGAGGTAAATGTTGCCAGCGTTTGAAGTCCTTTCTTCAAAGCTAACTGCCTCGACAGTCCACTCCCCCGCAGGGAGAGGGCCGCTATCCATGTTGGAGCCACCTGCTTCAACTGCACTCCAGTCAATACCTTGATCTAATATACCCATAATAATTCCTTATTGTTGTGGTGCCAGAGCGGCACCGTAGTGTTTTTCAAAAGACTTCCAATCAAATTCAATCTGATCAGGAAGAACTACCCTTGACTTGGCGTCATGGCTGGCGGCAAATTTAGTGAACAAAGCGCGGTTGCCATAGCTGACAGCGCGAGCCTTACTACCATCCTTCACCACCTCTACCTTGTAGTTTGCAAAAAAGTTGAAATCCACCCAATCTTTGATGAGCGCATTCACATTCTTGTGACACTTCATCTCCCATCGGTCATAGGATTCGTTCTTTGCATCGTTAAAAGGCTTGATGCCTACATGGCTGAGCAGAATGATGTTCATTCTTTTCTGCCGATGCAGGAAGTTCAAACCGTCTAACAGTTTGACCCAAAGTTCTCGGACCACGGTGTAACCTTTGCCGAATCCTGGAGAATCAATGCTGTCCCAACCATTGGCTTGACATGCATGAGCCTCAGCCTTCAATGCAGCGGCATCCGTAGTATCCAGAACCAAGGTCTGGAACTGATGATCCTCATTGGCCAGTGACATCAACTGGTCGAGGATATCTTTCCATTCATTAGCCAAGGGGAATCGAGCAACACCATCGATGAAGTTCAATCCATCCTCCGCCTGTATGAAGATTGCGTTAGGCGCACCTGCACCAAACGTTGATTTACCAATACCATCGGTGCCTTGGATATTCATCCTGACCGGCGGTAATGCTTCGTTGGGAACTGATTCCCGAGCCGTAGTTACTTGAGCTAGTAACGACATGCTATACCTCCTTTATTGCTTTGATTTTAGGGTCCCCGAGCTTGGTCGAAAGCGCAGCATGAATGCCTTCAACGAGCGGATGCTTTGGATTTTCCAAGGCAAACGTCTTGAACTTATTCAAGTTGACTTTGATTTCAGAAGGGGGGGTTACAAAGGAAGGCCAATCTTCAGTTGACGGATACATACTTAATGCATCTACCAATAGATCTTGATCCCAAACGTAGGTACGTTTGATCTCAAAAGTCACACCGTTCTCAGTGCGCTCTCCTCCCTGATTACGAAGTGGCGCTATAGCATCACTCGCAATTTTTGTGTCAAGCACTTCTCTTTCGAGACGCTTTATCTTACTATCGATCTCCGACTTAATTTTCTTAGCAGCGATCAACTCTTTTACGATACTCTCGTATTCCATCTACATCTCCTTTCTCTACTCTCCACGGACATCGTATTATTATCCTCACATAATATCAAGTCTTTTTATGTGGGAAATTATCATGTATGCTGTGGAGGCAAATACATAGGAGACCCAACGTGGATATCACAATCGAGAAAGGCGTCAGCGCCGGACCACCTAAGCGTGGCCCAGGCAGGTGGCAACGCATACTACTTAAGTTAGACATCGGAGATTCGTTCGTCATTGACGAAAGTAAAGATCCAAAGCAATCGCAGGTCAGAGCTATCAGACAATCAGCCAAGGGGCTTGGCTACCAGGTGGTCACTGCATTGGAAGGAACATCGAGGCGCATTGAAAGGATAGGCTAATGCATTTTTTCCAACAGAATTTCTGTGGAGAAAACATAGAGCCTGATATCAAGGGCGACTGGTTACACGAAATGTGGGAGCTTGGCTTCCATATCATTCCGTGTGGTTCTCCGGCAGAAATAATACCTCAGTACTTTCGCAGCCGTCATCCGTTCGATCCAGAAGATGCACTAAAAGCGAAGTGGGCGAAGACCCCGCGTGTGAAATGGACACACTATCAAACCATACAGCCGAGTCAGGCAGAGGTGGATAAGTGGCATGCCGATTACCCTCAAGCTAACTGGGCAGTCATTACCGGCATAAACTTTGCCGTGGTCGATGCAGACAGCGA